CTTTCTATACGGCGATTTGCCGTTTTTCTGGCAGGCTACCGCCTTCTTTCTTATCAAAAGCGCTATCAATCGTAGCACTTATATGCATGAAACAAATAGAAAAACAGTATGAATATGTGTGGTGGCGCGCGCAATTAGGCGGCGCACAGCACGCTAATTTCAAAAGTGGTGATACATTAACGGAGCTGTATAAATAAACAGGTTGATTTATCATGAAAAGTCAGTTTTTACTTAGTGTAAAAGAGCACATGCTTACTCGTCATTATGCGAATAAAACTATCGAAAGTTATCTATTTTGGATAAAACGTTTTATCACTTTTCACCAGCTCGCCCACCCATCAACACTAGCAGAAGATGATGTCATTCAATTTCTGAGTTACTTAGCGGTAGAAGAAAAAGTTGCGGTAAAAACGCAAGCTTTGGCGCTGAACTCAATATCATTTTTATATCGTGATTATTTTAAAACCCCACTATCACTTGATATGAGATTTCAGAAATCCTTGACCGAAAAGAAACTTCCCGTTGTGTTAACCAGGGAGGAGATCCGAAGATTCGTTCAACATATCGACCCGAGGTATAAACTCCATATTCAGCTGCTTTATGGCTCAGGGCTTCGAGTCATGGAGTGTTTGCGCTTAAGAGTTCAGGACATCGATTATGATTATGGCGCAGTTCGTGTTTGGCAAGGAAAAGGAGGTAAAAATCGTACCGTAACGTTAGCAAAAGAGCTACATGAGCCGCTTAAAGCTCAGGTTAATTTAGCAAGAGATTACTATTTTAAAGATAGACACATGCCTGGTTATGCGGGGGTATACATCTCTGAAGGTTTACGACGTAAATACCCAAAAGCGGAGCTAGATTTTAACTGGCACTTTTTGTTTCCATCAACAAAGTTAAGCGCAGATCGAGACACTGGTGAACTCAGAAGGCATCATATCAATGAAAGCGCAATACAAAGAGCGGTAAAGCGCGCGGCAAGCGACGCAAGTATTGAGAAAACTGTAACTTGCCACACACTAAGACACAGTTTTGCCACGCATTTATTGGAATCTGGCGCAGACATTAGAACTGTTCAGGAACAATTAGGGCATACTGATGTAAAAACCACGCAGATTTATACTGTAGTTTGTCGCGCTAACTGAAAAAAAAGCTGAGCAGTTAGTAAAGTCAAATTAATCACATTAAAATCAAAACATTAGAACAGTAGATCCTATATAGGAGAATCTACGCTATACCGTCACCTAAAGAAAAAAAACCTCTAAACACCTCAATTTACATGATTAATTGGAGCCACTATTGCCCCATTTTTGCCCCATTTTCGTGGCTAGAAATAACATCACACCTAGATTTGAACAAATGATATAATAGGACCACCACTGTACGTGGCGGCTCTGATTGGCATTAACCTCTGGCGGTTAATGTGATAGTGATTGGTTGCTGGTTAAACGCCAAGCTTGCAGCGCTTCCGTCCAAGTTGCTAATAGATAACTGCTGCTCTGACACCGAAGTGATCTGATAGTCAGACTCGGTCTGGTTTAAGTGAATTTTATCGCCTGGTTTTAAGCAAAGAACGGAGCGATCAGCGGTAATCACATCGCCATTACCACTGGCAATCAGCATCATGCCAAGCACTGGGTCATTACCTACTGTCGGCGCAATACTATCGTCATCGATGTACACACGATGGTCATAGTTTCTCGCCGTCATGCTGACCTTTTCAGTGCCCTGCGGTTTGATCGAGGTAACCAACGCAGGAAAACTCCACTCCTCACCTGTACCGAACATCCAATATGGGAACTCTTGGCGACCAGATAGGTCTGGCGTGAAGTCCAACTTGCCAGCAATCTGCACCTCGTTAAAGCCAGGGCGCTTAATGGCTTGATAAGGGCCAGACAAACGTCCATCAGGTTTGCGTAACGCAATCCAGTGAGTTTCACCGTTTTTCCAAGCAACATCTTTATCGAGCTGTAACCACGTTCCCCCAGGAACATTTTGCCAATTTTGCAACTTACCATTTTGACTGTAGCCAGGAACGTCATCAGCTAACGCCACATACGATAAATAACGGCTATTAAAACCATCCATCTCTGTGCCCCAGCTGTATTCAGTACGAACATAGCGCGCCAAACGACGCTCCCTCATTCCGTACTGCCAAGCTTTTTGGTGATCCACAATACCAAATGCCTTGATTCGGCGAGGATTGGCCCCTTTATCACCTGGCAATAAGCACAGCACCGTTTCAGACTTCCATGTTTTCTCACTGAAGTATTCCACCTCGATGCCATCAGGTTCGTCCAGCTTGAACAGCTCATCTTTGCGAGACAGTCCTTTTCCGGTCATGTTGTCTGGTTGGTACATGTGATCATAAGTGCTACGAGCTCATCACGCACAGGGATGATTTGCCCAAACTCTAGGGTAGGCACGCTGTAACCAACCGACAATAAACGCTTATTGGCTTGCCAGAACGTGTCCTTATTGTCGAACTGAGCAGCGAACCGATCACCTCGCCCCTGCCATAAGTCATGAAGCCTCAACAGCTCTGCTTGGCCAATGTTGCTGTCATTCAATCCAATTTCATGACAGATATAACGCAGCACCGGTGCAATGTCGTTTGTGGCCACCATGCCGGCACGACTATTGTAATCACTCCCCGTCCAACCTCCCTGACCATCAGGCACATGTAGCATTCGGGTTGGGGTGCAAAATAGTTTGTTTTCTGCGCTGCGCGATAAGGCGTTGGTTCCTCGTATCCTTACCGCTAAAGTAGTACCATCTGGGTAATTGGTTTTGCTTTCCAAAACGGCTTTTAAGCGAACCAACTCAACGGTGTCCCACGTTCTTGTATCATTCGCTTTACCTGAGATACGGTAGGCTCGGAATTGTGGGCGGCAGTATTTTCCTAATGAGATTTTGACTGTATTACCCAATTGGTCTTTCGTGGCACCTGTACGCTTAAACTCTTGGCTTTTCCATTCGCTGTTTTCATCTTCTCGCCATTGCAACATGATCCGCAAGGTTCGACCATTGATATCACCATTGTCATTTAGATAACCGATACCCTCTGAGAAACGCAGATCAGCGTGTATCTCGTTGGTCACTTCGTTGACCGGACAGGCATAAATTGCCCAACAGGTTTACCTGGTAATGAGTCAACTGTAGTGACTCGAACGCCAGTAAACGCCCCAATTCCACCAAACGAACTCCAACCAATGATGGTCCCCTCTTTGTTGGGATAAAGCTTTTTCAAGGTGCCAGCTTTGTCAGTGTGGCTTTGAACGCGGTAAATGCCATCATCACGCCCTAACAAAGTTAACGGTGTGTATCTCAAACCACTTGGCAAATCGGTCACTGGCACCCAGTAACCACTATCGTCGAGAATATTTACCACATAAAACTCAACCCCTGCGACTTCCTGCACGGTGACACTATCGACCACGCCCATCGCATATTCGGTAACAGTCTCACCATCACTTTGGGTGTTTGGCCAATTGGATACTGAAGGTATTCGCCAAACCTTCTCGAACTGAGCACAGGATCTTTGCCAAAAAAATGCCAAGCGGCCTGAGTTGCTTTCACGCCATGCACCATTAGCATCGAGCTCCGTAACAGAAACAGCACCTTGAGTATCAATGATTTCTAAACGGTTCCCATCCTCCACTCTGGCGGCCAATACGGCACTTTATAACCATCTAGATCTTGATAGATGGTTAACACATTGCTAGAGAATGAGGTTTGTGGCGCAACTATCGAGTTCACCGCCCCTTCGAGCTCGATACCACCGCCACCGCCTGACGTGCTGCCTACCTCTGGCGATGTGTACATATTTCGCCAAGCTGGATGTGCCGTAACGTCCTCTCCTGGGTCTTTAATCTGAGTATCGATGTCGCCTGAGTAATTGATGATCGGCGTATTACCAATCTGGATATCATTATTGGTCAGCGACAAATAACCTCGACTGACCATAGTCATTAACAATAGGTATTCGGAATCATCGTAATAATAGCGATGCGGCGGGTTGATAAGGCAAGGGAAAGTGCCGTGCGTACCAAACAACTCAGGTACAACTCCCATCATACGAACTTGGTTACCCTGAGCATTTACATCATAAATAGGGGAGCCATCTGGGGTGGTTTTACTGTAGTTATCTTGGGGAGCCATCTGGGTGGCAACCACCACACCGGCGACCACCGCCGCAACTATCGCGTAAGCCAAGGACACTGGATCACGAGGGCGAACGGTAATATCGAGTTCATCCCCCTCTTTCAGCTGCTCATCCCATTGATTTGGTAAGAAACGGCGGCCATTCTTATCGACCTCAATGGGCGGTGTAGCCATAACTCTAAAATTGGGAATTTCGGACTGTAAGATATCATTTAGACTTTGTCCTGGTTCAAACGTATCCAGCTCGAAAATCGTCCGATCCAGTTTATTAGGAAACGTTCTAATCGTTACGGTCATCATAAAATCTCACATCTAGAGCTAAGCGGGTAAAGGACCGCAGGGGCATGATTTCTGGCCCTGACTTTTTGCTCGTGTTTAATACCTTGATCTGGCCATCAACGATGACCACTAACCAACGTGCAACAAAACATCATTGCCATCGGCGTCTTTTCTGAAGCAGCATCCCACCGAACCAGGGGGAGGGTTTTGGCTCGTGACATTTGAAATTGGGCAGACATTCAAAGTAAGCAGAGGTCATCGCCACTTTGTCGTCTGGGTGAATGTGTTGGTAATCATCACCAAGCGGACGGTGGAACAATAAAGAACGGGCAAGAAACACTTGCCCGTAACAGTCCAACCCATCCAAATCGCGCCCATGGTCAACATAGGGCACTTTGAGAAAGTCATTTAATGTGATCATTTGGCGTACTTGGTTCCGGGGTACTTACTAGGAGTGAACAATACGAAAGGCCAGGTTTTATCCATCAGGTTACGAAAGCTGCCGGATATACTGGCGGTTTGTCGGTCGTCACGATAAGAAACTGCGACCATGGTTAAAGGAGCTTGCGCGGGGCCATTAGGGTTGGTTTCAAGAAATGGGCGATACCTCACCCAAATCTCTCCGCCGGCTTCTTTGGCTGCTAGCATTAAGCGGCGCGCTTGGCCTGTGACGTTATCCAGGGCGAATAACAAATCTTCTCGGCCCAGAACGGCACGCTCTGGCAAGTTAATCCCGAGCCCTGAAGCCATAAACGTAACGGTTTGCCCTGTTTCCAGCGTTAATGTCTGATCATCAAACCCGTTACATAAACGAAAAACCCCGCCAGGAAAGGCGGGGTGTTCGAGTTCTAGGGTATGAATGAAGGCATCATCTGCCGGCGCACTGGCGTAAGCGACTTCGATGGCTTTCATTTTAAAACTCCGAGCGTAGTAACCCAGCGACTTTACGAGCGAGTGTGTGTAACCCTTCGATGACGGGTGAACACCGTCTGACAAGTAATAGTCCGAAGTCAGCTTTCCTATATTGCTGGTTCTATACATGTCTTTCGATACCACTTTATGCAGCTTGGACTGAGACAAGATAGCGTCGACGTAATCTAAGAGGTATAAATCACTGGCGTTTGGGTGGTCATCGGAATTCAACCCGTCACCACTTGCAAAGCGAGCGCGGTAGATGGGTGTAAGAAACACTAACTTTAGATGCGGATAAGCCGTCAGCAAATCATCAACAACTTTGTTCATCGCACCCAAAAACGTTTCTGGGCCAAATTCTGAAGAGGTACCGATTGGCACATTGCCTGAGAAGTCATTCGTACCAAATGCAATAATGACCAGATCCACTTCACTCCAGTTGGTATCTCTCACTAAGGCCGCTTGTGTCCGGTTATCATCCCCTTTATCAAGAAATAACGCCTCTGCCCCATCAATAAGTGAGGTGAAGTCACCAGACTTTATGTTGCCAGAGATCTGGCACATGCTCATTGGGTTATATATCGACATGGAGTGATAAGCCATTCGACAACCGCCAAAGCCCATTTTATAAACTTCAGCATCAAGAAGGTTACCCAATTGTTCTGGCAACGTACCGAACTCAACGATTGAGTCCCCAAAGTACGCAATTTTCATTCCCTTGTGCGGATTATCAAGCGCTCTTGAACCTGCCAAAAACCAGTCAGGAAACGTTGACGGGTCCTTACCAACACGAATCAGTCGACTCCACTCTAAAGAGTGATCGACCAACGATACGGCTCTTTGCAATAACCAGTCTGAATCCGAGAAAATATTGAACAACTGAACTGAATCTTTCGTTGGTGGGTAGTTCTCCCAAACGCCTGTTTTGACTAAAGTGAAAGTTCCGTCCTTTGTTAAGGCATTGAGGTCACCTTCATAAAGCACATCGTTTTTGAGAAAATGATCCGCCAGTGAATCTCTTGATGATGACTTGCCAATATCGACCCATTCAGAAGGCAGTTGCTCAGTGATGTCTACCGTTCGCTCCCATCGCTGGTTGGGATAACCATAGCGAATAAGAACCTGGTGAATAAATCGTCCTGCTCCCGTGGCATCACTATTAAATAAGATGCCTGACCAATGCCCTTGCCAATCGGCTGGCACATTCAAATAAACATTTGATGAGCTCAACCAAAAGACACCATCTTTAATTAAAGTATTCAGATCACCATTGTTCGCTAATACTCCGTTTGCCATAAACGAATCTGAAAGATGGCTTCGGTCTAATACAACATTAGAAAACTGTTCCTTTTTAAGCTGGTATTGGTTAGTCCAGCCGACATCCGTTAAATTATCAGAACGACGAACCCAGCTCTTTGAAGGATCATTAAAAAGATAAAACTGTTGAAGTTTAAATCGAGTGCCTTTGAAAGATGTCGCCGTATTAAAGATGACAAACGCTGAGGTCCCATCATAATCTGCTGGGGTATGCAAATAGCCACCATTAGGCATACCATAATGGAAACCTTCAGTTTCAATGAGGTTTAAGTCCGTCCCGGCCTCTAGATTCTCTCGAGTAGTCAGGAAAGAACCAAGCTTTTCTATAGGGATGCTTTTGTCTGCGATTTGCTGAGAAACGATAATTTGATAGCCATCGGTCCAATCACCAATAACTTGCTGCGTATCAAACTGTCTAAACCAAAACTTCTTAGGATCGTTCCATAAGTAGATGGTTTGATATTTAAACCGATCCGAGCCACTTAAAATATCGGCGACGAAAACGACAAAGGCACCACCTTCAGGAAAGTTGCTCGGCAAATCCTTCACCGAATGCTGATGCGCAATAGTGGTACCCATCTTGAACAATTGAATTTAAGCTTTCATCACCAACCAGAGCGGGTGCAGAAAGAAAGTCATTTTTCAGTTGGATATGACCAATACTGTCTGCTTGAACGGTCCCGTACTTCGATGGCACCCAAGCGCCATCCCAACCATAAAGGCCATTGTTACCATCGATAGGATCATTCCAAACTTCCGCCAATTCCTTGTCTGGTGGTGCTCCTGCCGTATCCATTTCCAGCTTGGTTTTATATTGAATTCTCCCTTGAACCATTGCGTTAGTCGCAGAAAAGTGGTCTGCAATATCTTTAGTTATTGAAGGCTTTTTCACGCCATCAATAACAACTGTATCTAATTCATCGCCCTTTAAAATTTGGTTTAGCCAATCTAATTGCTTTCTAAATTCTTCAACTAATTGAAAAAAAATTATTGCTATCGGTCATTGCTTCCAGCTCTCTGTGTAGTAACGGGACATAGCCATGCTGGCTACAAATTCTTCTAAAGTTAGTGGGGACAACACCGACGCCACGACAGCATCATCTGGGCTTCGATATGCCTTGCGGATCTCGATGACACTTTTAAAAATGGAATATCGGCGCTTTGGGGTTTCATTCTCGGCGGGATGTTTCACAAAGCGACAGGCATGGTCGATCAGCTGGTCGCCAACTAACACCGGCAACTTAAACCAAACCACCCCACCTTGAAGCGCATAATCAATAAAGCCGACAAAGTCGTTACGCTTGTCGGCTTCTATCAACCATTCGGCAGTCATTTGAGTGGGGACGTTTTGGCCTATCCGACGTTGACGGGCCATCCCTGTCGCCATATCTGTGCGCAATATGTTTGGTTGACGTTTGAGTTGATACGGAGCCAATAAGGGTGCGCCAAATTTATGGACAGGCCAGTCAATGGTTAACATAGACATGTTTAATACCTCCCTTGACGATTAACACCATATTGAGCCTGCATCAGTTCGTCGCTGTTGCCTCCCATTTGCAAGTCTTTACAGAACACTTCGATCACCCATTTTTCGCCTTCCTCATCCCTTTGTAGGGTTGGAGTTCCCGCAGCATAAGTGCCAGGGGGCGCTTCATGAATGACCACTTTAACCGCAGGGGCAGTGCCTTGATTACTCGAACCAGAACGGCCTCCGACAATCTCGGAATACATCTGATCCAACTGCTTAGCGCTATCATTGGTATAGACACGCTCACCTTTATCAAGTAGCCAGGTGCCCTCTGAAGGCACATTGCTGATCCGTTGTGCGCCATACCTTTCAACTGAGTGCTTTGAATGGTGCTGACAATGCTGGCCGTTGATGCTGCCACCGTCGCCATAGCAGGAATGTTCGCTGGGAACGGCAAAGCGGCCGCGGTAGCGATGCCCTGCTGAATTTGATGATCGATTCAGCAATAGCGAACGCTTTCGATGCCGCAAACATGGCTTTGTAAATGCCAGATTGCTCACCCGCAAACGTCTCTGCCACATCAGCCATGCTGCCGAACAAATCGGAATAATTGCTTAACTGTGCTGCTTGGGCTGCATAGCGAGCTTTAGCTTGCTGCTTCTCAATGTCCGTTAAGTTGGCTTGATGCTCCTGCCATAACAACTCTCGGCTAGCAAAATACTGGTTTTCCAGTTCTTGTTGCAGCGCCTGGTTATCCATGGCCGCTTCATAAGCCGATTGGAACTGCTCAGATAAACGAGACTGACGATCGGCGTAAGCAAACGACTCTCGCGCCGCGTCAGCTTGTTCACCGCCAGCGTTAATAGCCAAACGACGTTGCCATTCCGTTTCAAGTTGCGCGGTGGCCGCTTTAAATGCGACGACGGCTTTATCTTCTTCCGCGGGCTTATCATTTGGGCTTGGTAATGGCGTGCTGCCTGGTTTGGTGTAGTTGATAGTGCTGGCATAGTCTTGAGCCAACTGATCAAACTTCGCTTTGGTATTTTGATACCAAGCTTCAATTCCCTCTGAAGGTAGAGGCTCACTGGCTAAACTTCTCAACTCCCAAATAGCTTGGTTTAAGTCCAGCTTGGTTTGGTTAATGGTTGATACATCAAACAACTGCGGCGGTGGCATGTTGGAGAACTGACGTAACTCTGCGGCCATCTGCGCCGCCTCATCGCTAAAGTTCCCCGCCAAATCCAGTGCGGATTGCAAGGGTGAAACGACTACTTGGAAGATGAATTTACCCAATTCATGTAAACCTGTGGTGATCGCTTGCGATGCAACCATAAAACCAAGCTTGAAACCTTCCCAACCTACCGACATGCTTCAATGATGATTTGCACACCATGAAGCGTATCCGCCATGATCCCAATACCTTTGGTAGTGCTGTGAATTCCTTCCGCGATCATGTTGTTCATGCCGCCAAATTGCTGTGAGTAGTTCACAAACTCATCTGCTAAGGCGGCAACGATTGGGGCAAGCTGAGTGGTTAGCTCTTGTTTTAGTGCGGTAGTTGTCAGCCCAACTTTGTACATAGCATCGTTGGCCATCTCAACTTTAGCGGCATCAACACGCGAAAGTGTGATACCCAGTCGGTCGGCTTCATCAGCCATCGAGCGCAAGCCTTCTGCACCACCGGCTAACATGTTCACCATGCCTACACCTTCGGAGTCAAACAACTTAAACGCCAGACGAACACGTTCTGACTGACTTTCGACTTGGGTAAAGGCATCAGCCAACACATAAAGCTGCTGATCTGGGGTCATTTCACCGAGCTGCTTCGCATCTAACCAAGTTGTTTCAGTGCGGGTGCGGCTTCACCACTGCCTTGGGCGGCTTCAGCAATTCGACGCGTCATGCGCTGCAAAGACATATCAAGGTTTTTCGCCCCTACGCCCGTTAGCTCACTAGCGTGGCGGAACTGTGTCAGCGCTTCGGTTGAAATACCAATACGGTCAGCAAACTTGGCCGTTTGATCGATGATGGCCGCTTGCTGGTTGTAGACCAACACCAATGCCCCTGCCGCAGCCGTCGCGGAGGCGGCGGTTGCTTTTGCAGCAATGGACATGGTTTTACTTATTGAATCAGACCAGTTTTTCGCTTTGTTCTGCGATTTTTTTCAGCTCACTGGTGAACTGGGCGCTATTGGCATATAACGCCACGGTAAGTTTGGCAATATCGGACATTACAAAAGCAGCCTTTCGCAGACGTTCACCTGTTGGTCAACGCTCTCATAATCAATGATGCGTGCTTGGGTGCTGTTTTGAACCGAGCTTGGTGGCGGACTGTCGACGCCAGCGGCCTCTCGCTTCAGCGAAAAGTGGGCAAGCCAAAGCGCCATCAGCTCGGTATCGACACTGTCACACATCGTGCGAGGATCGACGATACCCAGCACCTCGCCCAGACTGAAAAAAAAGCGAAGGGCTGGGTCGTCGGTTAGTCTTTTTTTTGCCGTTTCCTCGGCATCTTTACCTAAATAGTTCACCTGGATGATTTGACGCATGGCCGCATTAATAGCCAGAGGCGTATGAATTTCCATTAACTCTTCGGGTGTGACAGATTCTGATAACGGCTGATCGTTTCATCGAGAATGGAGTCAAGCACCAGTTTCGCGGCGGCGGTGTTGAGCTTTTCACCGTTTTGCGTCTCGGTGTGCTTTTTAACTTCCTTGTCGTGTTGATTGAGACGGGCTGTTGTTAGGCGTTTCACTTTAAATTCACCATCAAACATCGTGACGGTCACGGTACTTAAAGAAACAGGTTTAAGAAGTTGAGATTTAATGTTCATTGATATTCCTTATGGGGTAACAGTGGTAATACCGCGAGTGATTGAGTTCTGCTTGCCGTTGACAACCAGGTACATTGGCTTGCTCTTATCGAGCTCTTGATGACTCCAACCGCCCAGCACGACGATCATTTCCGCCCAGCGTTTATTGGGGAATTCAATGCGAATTTTGACCGTTTCATTTGCTTCCGCTTTATCCAAAAGCGATTGCAAATCTGCGTCACTCGGGTCATCAAGAAAGGCGAATTCTTTGTCTGGACCTTCTGGCACCTCGGCGATGTACTTGCGTTCGGTATCGATGAGACGGTCTGCTTCAGTAAACCCCGAGGTTTTGCCCGTAGTTCCTACTGCGTTGGCATCTTTAAGCAGTTTTAGTGCGCCAACCTCGTCTTCAATACCACCGAACAGAACGCGAGTGCCCGCAGGAAGCATCGCGTAAGTGCTAGGTTCTTTTAGAGTGCTCATGGGTGTTATCTCCCGTTAGTGTTTAATTAAAAAATCACGATTGAACTGGTAACTTGAAGGGCCGCTTTCACCAAGTAAGGCTGGTCAAAACCGCCACTTAACTCCGCAAGTTGGATTCGGTACGCCTGTTCGGTTCCAGGGTTTAGCTCGCCAGTAAACTGTTCGAGTGCTTTTGAGATTTGATCAGCGAGAGACTTTCCCTGATCGGGGTCTTGGTGGTAGATGGTTAAGCTATACACATCTTCCTGAATGCCCGTTTTTCGTAAATTGCCATCAACAAAGCCAGGGGTAATACAACGATAAACCACTGCGTTATCGGCGCTTTCTGGTCTATTTAGCCAATAGCAATCCAGCCCAGTTAATTGGCTTAACCAGGCATTCAATGCGCTTTCTAAGGTCATTTGCTTTGCTTCTTGATTGCTTTTTGAATTTCCGTCGCTAACACGGTACGGAAAGTTCCAACGACTCGATGACGATTCTCATACAGCGCGGGGCGCATAAAAGGATCGGCTGCCTGTCTTGTCGTTCCGTACTCTTGTGCAATGGCTTTTTGGCTGTGCTTTTTGGACGGACCAACGCGAGTAGCTAGCGCGTTATCCTTACCTCCGTGTTTGCTGTCTAGCTTTTTCGTGCTGATCTTGATGCTGTCACGCATGTGCTCACCATCAGGGCTTTCAGTGTTGTAGCCTGCGCCCATTGCCATGGAAAACTGCACACCCGACATTGCCTCACGGCTGGCCTTGCGCAATGTTTTTAACCCAGCTTTTTCGCCAATTTCTGTTAGTGACTTTTCCAGCTCTTTCAAGCCAGACACACTCCAACTATCAAGCTGCATGGTGTGCACTCCTTTCAGTTACGGAACGGGTTTTATTGCTGGCGGTGACGATTTCGGGTTGGAGTCTGCATCGAGAATGATTTGGCGACGTTGAGGGTCAGCGTCGTCTACGGCGGTGATTTTCATCCAGCGGCCTCGCCACTGTATCCAGTAGTTTGGCTCGATGTTTTCACGCCATCGAAGCCGCCACTGATACACGTTGAGAGCTTTCTCACGGTCATTGCTTGCGCTTTGACTCGCCGAACTGGAAAGCAACTCCGCCCACGGGGTCGCCATCCGTTCAAGCTGAACCGTAGGCGCACCGTTAGCACTTTTACCATCAACGGTGCGATACAGGGTTAAACGTTGGTTGAGTTTTCCTGCTTGCATACGCCCTCACAGGTTGATATCGCGGTCAAAATCCAACAAAAAGCTCACCCCGAGAGGAAGGGTTTTAACGCTGCTTTCTGTCACCGCTTCTCGATGCGCAAACCAGTGGCCAATTAACAACAACACCGCCAGTTCTGTATCCTCTCTGGCCACAAAAGCATTTTCTGGCACTAACTCTGGGTCTGGCGGCACTTCCTCTTGGGTCCAGTAGACGGGACGATTGAGGTAGTTCTCAACGGCTCGCTTGGCCGCCGACAAGTAGAGAGTGAGCTGCTGATCATGCTCAGTGATATCGTCATCGATACTGCACTGGTTTTTTTACCCTAACCAGATCAAGCATCGGCTTTTACCGCCGTGCCATTCTCAATAAGGCGCTGCGCCTCTTTCTCTGAGCACGGATACAGATCGTTAATCGTGAAAGAGCGCTGTTTCAGCGAATCCCAAAGTGGCATTTTCAGCTTTACTTGAACTTCGTCGTTTGATGCTTCAGGCGGCATTGGTGAGGCTTGACTCTGCCGAACTTGAGGCTCTGGTTCCGGATCTTTCGGTGATTTGGCGTCACCTTGCGTTTGAGTTTGCTGATCAGAGGTTCTGACGTCGCCCCCTCTTGCGTGGTTGCGTCGATTGGCGCTTTCACTTCTGAGGTTGTTGCTGAATCTTTGGTGTTCTCTTTCGCTTCTGCAGCGGGCGTTTTGGCTTTGGTGGTTGCATGGTCTATTCCTTCTTACATGAAAAAGCCCACCGTTTGGTGGGCTCATTCTGAGGGTGATAATTAAGCCGCAGCGTGTTCTAGCGCGGCAATAGCTGCAACGTCTTCCAACAGTACATCAAAGCGGTGGAAGCCAATGAAGCCCATCTGATCGAACTCAGCGTAACGCTCGGTCAAGCGGCGCAGGTTCATGTACGCCACTCGACGTAGCACGACCGATAACCAATCACCATAGAACACTGACTTATTGCTTGCGCCCGCTTTAGCGATGCCTTGGTCAATCACGTACTCATCACCATCAATGGTGGCTGGCGCAACACCGGCAATCGCAGGCAACCACAACGGACGGCCATTCGCATCATTCATCAGCTTGAAGCCTTTGAACGTGTCATCATTGAACGCCCAACGCGTATTCGGACCATTGCGATAAGCTGGGTCCACTTTGTGTTTTAGGTTGATCAAGTCGGCGTAAGATACCCCGCTAACGGCTGCCGCTTGATGGGTCAATTGCACCTGTTTATTGAGGCCGTTTAGGTATTGCCTTGGCCATCACCCGTGATGATTTGGCCTGCTTCTAGGCGGCCCAAACGCTGACCGAGACGACGCGCAACAAACGCATCAACATCGATCATGCTATCTTGCAGGAGCTCATTCGATACCAGGACGATTTTAGAGCTGCCTTTCTTCGCGCCAATCTCAACTTGACTGAAGGTCGGATCGCCCTTACTCGCCTCTTGGTTTTCTGCCAGCATTTCACCGATTTCAGTACGACCATCAGACACCGCCCACGGCATCGCACGGCCATCTTGAGTCGTAATAACCTGACAGACGTTCGCAATACCACCGTACGCCGCCATGTTTTCAACGACACGATTCACAAAGTTTTTCGGGACGGTAAAGCCACCACTAGAGCCAGTAGTCGTACCTAATGCACGCAGTTGAGCCTTGTCTTCTTGCGATAGCTCCGCAAAACCATGACGCAGATAATTAGTAAAGGCTTCAGCCTGACGCTGCTCGGTTTGGGATTCTTCAGGATTATTTGGGTTTTGGTTGTTGTCATCACGAACAAAGCGCTCGTCTTGTGCGCGAAGCTGATCTTCACGTTCAATTTGTGAATCTAAACCTTCCAATTCTGACGTCATATCACGCCATTGGGTGGTTTCATCATCCGTGAACGCGCGTTTTTCGTCTTTCGCCTTGTCGTTTAACTCACGCATTTGGCGCGCGATCGTGTCACGTTTTTTTCTTCATTTCATGGTATTTCATTCAACTTTCTCCGGTTTGAGTAATGAAAGGTTTTACAGGGTTTGCAACAACCGATCGCGGTACTGCTGCTCTTGATGCTGCGCCAATTGGCGCTGTTCTTCACTGTCGTCAGTACAAGCCGCGCGCGCTTCTTCAAGGGCTCGGGTACTGGCTTCGGTGTCGTTGTAAGCTGGATAGTCACTGGGCTGACATCCAACAATTTTGAAACGCGAGTGATGGTGCGGACATATACCCCATCATCATCCTCATCCCATCGATATCCGTCTGAAGGTAAACGAAACGCAAATGAGCTTTGGCTGACGTCGCCACGGTCCATTGGTTCGATCACCATGTCTCGCACCGTTTGGGTGTCTGGCGGGGTGATCTCGTAACGCAAACCAATCTCATCAACGGTCAATGTGAGCGTGCCCGCTTTGGTTCGACCTAGGACAAAATTGCGGTCATGGTTAAACAGGGCGCGAACGTCATCGTCCAGAACGTCATCAAACGCACCAGGGGCGATCACTTCGACAAAACCGCCGAGGTTGTTACTGCGAGTGTTGAACTTGGCCGCGTATCCGACGATACGTGGCCCCTCTCCGTCCTCCCGTTTTTCAACTTTGATTTCATCACTGCGGATAAAAATCTCATTGAGGTTTTTACTCATTAGGTTTGGCCTCTTTTGTTTGAAGATCGGCGCTGAGCAGATAGGTATCCAAACCATCGGCTTGGTTCATATCTTCCAGTTCTCGTACTTGGTTGCGGGTCATCCAGCCATCACGAATGGCTTTCGAATAGAATTCAGCACGCTCTTGGGCGGTGCCGCGTAACAGACCATTTAGGTTGAACTTGACGTAATACCCAGCCCGTCGTTCTTGCTCAGTGAATAGTTTCCGGTTGAGCTCCTGCTCCCACTTCACTACCCACGGGATCATGGTGTGACGAACGAACTGAATGGCTTGCTCTGAGATGTTGGAAAAGGTGGCTTTTTCTAGGTCGTTAATCATGTGTGCCGGCACGTTGTAAATGCCGGCGACTTCAGAACGACTGAATTTACGGGTTTCTAAGAACTGCGCATCTTCTGGCGGAATGGTGATCGACTGATACGCGAGCTCAGATGGTAAAAACAACGTTTTATTGTCGTTACTTTGCATCTCCGTTTTGGACGTTCGCCAACGGTCGAGCAAGCGTTTCCAACTCTTTTCCTCCAATTGCGATTTGACCGAGACAATGCCCGTTGGCTTGCCCCCACTTCGAAAGAACTGGTTGCCATAACCTTGGGTTTCTAGGCCAAGCGCAAACGCCTCTCGACATTGGGTAATAGGACTTTTACCGACTTTGCCATCAGAGCCAATCGCTTTAATGTGGATCATGTCTTCAGGACTGACCGCCCTCGCCCGCGCATCATCTGCGGTGACTGCGTAGGTATGACGCCCTGAAGTAGTTTTAACTAAGTTGGATTCCCAAGGTCGAATCAATCCAAGCTCGCGCACTTCCCCCGAACGAGGGTGACGCACGATCTCGGTGTAGTGGTTTCCCCAGCCGCTAACGTGAACCATGCCGGATTCGCGCCAGTCATAACTGGTTTGAAATGGGTTCGGCTCATCGTGAAGCAAGTAATACACGGGGTGATCCGTGGCGCGAGAAACAACGCCTTTGGCATCACGGCGCATGACATGCAAAGCAACTGGCCCATAGAGCGGCCAAGTACGCCAATACAGGAATACACCGCCGACAAGCCCATGGCGGATTCCACACTTACCCCAGAGCCACCACCCAATCGGCTGCATCGAGCTCGGACAAGGGAACGGATGGGTCTTCTGGGTTTGAGCGGGTTTCAAACAGCAAATCAAGCATGGCGGCCCCCTAGTTTTCTTAATGCCAATAAGGCAAAAATCAACAGCATGGTTCCGCCAAACATTAAGGTGGCCGACAACCCGAATTTGAGATAAACCCCACTCAGCAACGCGGCAAAACCCGCGAGGCCGATCAGGTTGAGTATGTATGTCACAGGTATAAATCCTCATCATCTAGATCGTCGAATGGGTCAAAGGTTTCCGTTGCCAGGTGCGCGCGATAAACCGCCATGATCAACGCCACCGCACCATCAATTTTCTGGTCTGGTTTGTCTTTGCGTGGAAAGTGGTTTTCGTTGGCATCTGGCTTGCTGACAA